CCGACATTGGCATAATACATAAACCTTAATAATGTTTTAAACCCTAAAAAAGGGATGGATTTAATTCTATCCCTTTTTTTATGTCTATGTATTCATTCTGTTTAATATTTATATATGAAACACTTTAATGGAGAAAACATAAATGTCAAAATTTGCATACATCTATTCAGATCCTACATCTATAACGCAATCAGTAGGAGCTACTCCGTATGGAATATACGATAATGATACGTCGTTTGTGAGTGAGAGTTTACAGGTAACGAAATGGGCCGCGAGGAGATTGGGTCATCCAGTTATGCAACTTGAATTCAATAGCGGATCTATTTATGCGTGTTTCGAAGAAGCAATATCAGAATATTCATTACACATTAATAACTATAATATGAAAAATTGGTTATGGGAGTCATACGGTGCAGATAACAAAACATCAGGATCGGGTTACGGTAATGATGGAACTTCTAGTGTTATGGGTACAGGTAGCATTACGCCTACTCATGGCCATATGGGAACTACTTTTTACTTATCAAAACAGTACGGAGAAGCTATAAACATAGGAGGCGAACTTACGTTATATAGCGGTTCTGTTGTCTTGACTGGAAGCAAACAAGTATACGATTTACAAACGGAAGCTTCGATCTCCGGGTCTCACGTCGGACAGAGATTGGAGGTACAGAGAGTTTTCAATACAGGTCCAGCGGCTATAACGAGATTCTATGATCCATTTGCTGGATCATTTGAACAGAGACAGATGTTAGATGCTTTTGGAATGGGAAATGTTGCTCCGGCCGTTTCATTTATAATGAGGCCCGTTTCTTACGATATAACGCGAGCTATGGCCATAGAAACAAACGATATAATCAGAAAATCTGCATATTCATTTGAATTAGTCAATAACGAATTGAGAATATTCCCTAGACCCAAGGATGTCGATGCAGGAGATCACGTTTATTTTCAGTATTATTTGAGAGACGATCAGACGTCTACAACTAGAGATTCTACTTCTAATAAAGTAACAGATCCGAGTAATGTTCCGTATAAATTTATAACATATGAAGAAATTAATGCTGCTGGAAGGCAGTGGATTAGAAAATATACATTGGCACTCGCAAAAGAGCTTCTCGGGATCATAAGAAGTAAGTACGCATCCCTGCCTATTCCGGGCGGAGAAGTTACTATGGATGGTGAATCGTTAAAAGCTGAAGGAAGAGAGGAAAAAACGACGTTATTAGAAGAACTTAGAGATTTTTTGGAAAGTGTATCGTTAACTGAAAAAGCAAAAGCCGAACAGGAACAAGCTGAAGCAAATTCTGTAGTATTGTCTAGAGCTCCATTGGGTCTCTACATAGGCTGACAGCATGGCCGCGACATTTAAACCTTTTTTTATCCCACAAAAAGAGGTAGATTTATTTGATGTATTGAATGAAGAACTTATTGATAACGTCTTAGGTCAATATGTCGACATATATAAAATTTCAGTTGAAGATACAGAGGCAAACATTTATGGAGAGTCTGAAAAGAAATATTTTAAAACAGGGTTTAGAGTCAATTGTTTAATATCTTTTGAAGAACCTACAATGAATTTAGACGATTTCGGATCCGATAAACAAGTAAATATTGAAATATATTTTCATAGAACAACATTGGCAGAAGAAGCTTTTTACCCTGAAATAGGGGACATTGTAGAATGGAATGATTTCTATTTTGAGATGGGTTCTATAACAGAACCTCAACTGATAGGCGGACATCAGAAGTTTAAACATGAAATAAAAGCATTGGCACATAGAGTAAGACTTTCATCATTACAAATAGTTGAGAGGCCAAGATAATGGCAGTACAAAAAATATCTGGAAAACACATTATAAAAAGAAATGAAAATTTTAAGCCAATAGTAAATACTAATAGTTACGGTATTGAACCTGATTATAATAAGAGTAAACCAGATTTATATGGTGAACATCATATAGAAGAAAAAAAAGATTTAGATATGAATGAATTAGCAGATCTTATTGCTGATAAGGTAGGTTTTAGAGACACAAGAAAAACCCAAGCAATAGACGTAGATATAAAGAGAGAGATATCAATTGGAAAAGTCGATAAACATGCTGTTACATCTGAAGTCATGCTCGGTACGGTGAAAAATAAATTGGAAAAACTAAGGGCATTGAGAAAAAATGGCAGTTAAACCTATAACGAATAAACAGGCTGTAAATACTACAGCTATAAATAGAGCCGAACAGAAAACATTTAAAGGCGTTAACAACAGAGGCGGTAATAGGTCTTCAACTGTGACACCTGGAATAGACATTACTAAAAATTATGCTATAAATATAAAGGATATAGATACATCGGTTATGAATCACGTAAAGAACGTCATGTCCCCTCAGGTATCAGAAACCGGTGAGCAGGTAAAAGTTCCAGTTTTATACGGTAACGAAGAGAGATGGGTCTCCGTGAGAAAAAGAGGAGTAATCAGAGACAAGACTGGATCTCTTATTTTACCACTTATCGTATTAAGAAGGACGGATGTTGCGAAAAATGACGGAATAAATCAGGCGTTTAAACACGATGTCAAAGGGGATTACGTCAATGTCGTACGTACATCTAAGTGGTCAAGGCATAATAGATATAGTAGATTTTCCGTCTTACAGGGCGAAGATCCAGTAACTGAACACTTGTTGACAAGTCCAGCTAATTTTGTCAATGTTACGTATGACTTCATTTTATGGACTAATTATATGGAGCAGATGAACGCATTAGTAGAATCATTTGTAGAACAGAATAATACGTATTGGGGTAGTAGCGAAGATTATAAATTTTTATGCGACATTGATTCGTTTTCAGATGCATCCGAAATGGACGTTTCGGGAGAACGATTCATAAAGACCACATTCACTGGTGTTTTCAAAGGTTACTTACTATCCGAAGTAACTTCTAATGTAATAGTTAATACGAAATTTGATATTAAACGATCATTTAGTAGTCCTAGAAAAGTCGTTTTTGGTGAAAAATTATTATAATTTATCTCTTTATTAGAAACTAATTATATATTTATATATAATAAAAATGATATTCAATAAATAACTATTACGAAGAAATACTTAAAATTGATAAAATTTCAAAACAAATATATAGGAGGTTATAAATGACTGATAATATTGAAACCGATGTGAAATTCACAGAAAAAGAACTGGAGAAGATTAAATCCTTTCAGCAGAAATACGTTAATGTTCAATTATCTTTTGGGCAAATTGAGCTATCTAAGATGAGGTTTGAAGAACAATTGACACTGTTGGACGAATCATACGAAAATACTGTAAAGGAATTAAATAAAGTTCAACAAGAAGAACGTGAATTCATAGATAATATAAATAAAAAATACGGTGACGGTGTATTAGATCCTCAGACGGGTGTATTTACACCTAGAACTGAGTAGTTATATAGATTAATTTTATTTTTTAAGCTTATTCCTTATATTTATATATGATAGGATATTAGGCTGTTTTTTGTTAAAAACTATCATATACTACTACATTTTTGGGAGAATATAAATGCCATCGTCAGAGAAAATACTTAGTCCAGGCGTCTTTACTAACGAGATAGATCAAACGTTTTTGCCAGCTGCAGTTGCCGACATAGGAGCGGCATTAATTGGGCCTACCGTTAAGGGACCGGCCGGAATTCCAAAAGTTGTCAATTCCTTTTCGGAATACCAGACAATGTTTGGAGATTCCTTCAAGAGTGGAAGTGGGACTTACTCATATTTCACGTCAATAACGGCAAGAGAATACCTCAAACACGCCGATAAATTAACAGTGATCAGGATACTAGCAGCTGGAAGCGCAGGCTTCGGAAATGCCACGGCATTCGTTCCCACTGGAAGTGGAAATTTTCATACGGGTAGTACAGTAAATAATTATACGGGTTCCGGAGCATTTTCATTTAAACTCCACACGTTGGCAGACGGTTCGCTTCAGAACGGAGTTAAAAGCGGAAAAGGAGGACTCGAGGGTGCTGACAGTGGACAGGGAACGGATTTAGGTAAAAATAATATACTCCTTTCAGGTTCTTCGGATAATTTGAGATGGGAGATATCGACTACTAATCCCAAGAAAGGTACGTTCACGCTTTTGATTAGACGAGGAACCGATACTCACAAGAGGAAACAGCCCGTAGAGAATTGGAATAACTTATCGTTAGATCCTAATGCTACCAATTATATTGCAAAAGTTATAGGAGACCAAGATTTTTGGCTTGTGGACTCTGGAGGTACTCGCCCTTATTTACAGGCTAGCGGATCTTATCCGAATAATTCCAAATATGTGAGAGTCGAAGTCGCTAAATCTACTCTTAATTACTTGAACGAAAACGGAGAGATTCGAGATAACGTATTGAGTTCTTCGTTGCCAGGTCTGAATAGCGGATCTTTTTCCGAAGGTTCTGATGGATATGTGGGATTTGATGGGATCGGCGCACAGAAAGGTAGCACCAGTAATGAAGCTTTATTTTACAGTGATATTACAGATGGCAATGCACAAGGATTCGATTTAAATTCTGCTGCTAATGGAAAGACTGCTTACGAAGACGCTATAAACCTCTTAGCTAATCAAGACGAGTTTGATATCAATTTAGTAATGATGCCCGGCGTCACGGACGAAGGAGATGGCGGAGGATCATTGGTAACGACTGCTATCAACATGTGTGAAGACAGAGGCGATTGTTTTGTAGTAGCAGATCCTACGTTGTACGGTTCTGCATTATCTACTGCGAAAGATCAAGCCAAAGGTCGAGATTCTAATTATGCTGCGATGTATTATCCATGGGTTCAAGTGTCAGATGCTTCTATAGGTAGAAATGTCTGGGCCCCGCCTTCTACTGTCATAGGAGGAGTGTACTCTTTCAACGACAAAGTCGCGCATCCATGGTTTGCTCCGGCAGGTCTGAATCGCGGAGGAATAGACATGGCAGTCCAAGCAGAGAGGAAATTGACGAGAAATAATCGCGATGATCTTTATGATTTTAACATCAATCCCGTTGCGACTTTTCCTGGACAAGGAATTTGTGTATGGGGTCAAAAGACTCTTCAGAAGAAAGCATCTGCATTAGATAGAGTCAATGTCAGGAGATTATTGATTAAAGTGAAGAAATTCATTGCTAGTTCTTCGAGATTCTTGGTCTTTGAACAGAATAATTCCAAGACGCGAAGGAGATTTTTAAATATAGTAAATCCGTTTTTAGAGCAGGTTCAGTCGAACAGTGGATTGACGACATTTAAAGTCGTCATGGATGAAACAAATAACACACAAGATGTAGTCGATAGGAATATCCTGTATGGTCAGATTTTTTTACAACCTACTAGAACAGCAGAATTCGTTGTTCTGGATTTCACAGTTCAACCTACTGGAGCTACATTTCCGGAGTAATAGAATGATACATAATAATAATATTTTTGGAGAAATTTAATGGCATCGTCAGAGAAAATAATTAGTCCAGGCGTTTTTACTAATGAGATAGATCAGACTTTTTTACCGGCCGCCGTCGAAGATATAGGAGCTGCTTTGATCGGGCCTACCGTTAGAGGACCAGCCGGTATACCGACGGTAGTCAATAGTTATTCTGAATTCAAAGCCATGTTTGGCGATACGTTCTCGAGCGGAAGCAGTTCTGTAACTCGGAATTTTCAGTACTTTACGTCTCTCACGGCAAAAGAGTATTTGAAACACAATTCTCCGCTGACCGTCATAAGAGTGTTAGCCGGAGATTACGGTAAAGCTTCTGCTACGATATCTTCCTCGATCGATCCAAGTCAGGTAGGAGGATCTACATTTGCTACGATGAGCGTGAGCATGAGCAGGCTCGTTCATTCTGAAACGCCAGGACCAAGTGGATTTATTACTTGTTCGCTTTCATACGGAGATCATGCACAAGGAGGAGGAGGATCTAAGACTGTTACTTTTTTCGTAGGAGCAACGGCTTCTTTCGGACGAAGTACTGATGAATCTCTTTTTCTTTCAGGTATAGAATCTAGGTCATCTGCTGTAGTATGGATAGATTCAGGTTCGGCTGCTCTTCAAATGGGTGCAAGTTTTAGGAATGAAATAAATAACTCTTCTTCTATTTTTCCTGGAGGGTTGTCTGCGAGCTTAAGCCCAGCAAATACCGCAAACGATGCGGACGTCTTAAAGTTGGTGTTTGGACAACCTGGTGCGTTCGGCGTTTATGGTGGACAACATTACACATCAAGTGGGAATGCTGGTCAAGTTTTCGGTGGGTCACAGAGTGGTTCGTTACCGACGTTTCATACTGGATCTAAAACTAATACTAATGCGACAAATGGAATTAATCCTTTTGTTCCGAACCCTTCTGGATCAGTTACTACAAAGAATGCCCTTGGAGCCACCGGTCAGTTTTTCTTCGGTGGAGGGCACGATCTTAACAGTTCAACTAGTCCTTCTTTCAAGACCGTTTTAAAGTTACACACATTATCAGACGGAGCAGAATTGAATAGTAGAAGTAGCAATTGGTCTACAACTGGTTCAACGTTTTATAATAGAGAATCCGGTAATGGTCAATTAGTATCAGGATCTCGTAATAATTTTAAGTGGGAAATAACAAATGTAAACAAAGAGAAGGGCACGTTTTCATTCACTATACGAAGAGGCACAGACACAGACAGGAGAAAACAGGTTCTCGAGAAGTGGAACGATGTATCGTTAGATCCTAATGCCACTAATTACGTCGCTAAAGTAGTCGGAGATCAGTATTTCACTTTAAATGATTCCGGAGGTAATACACCTTACGTTTCAGTCACGGGTGATTATACAAATAGGTCTAAGTATGTAAGGGTCGAAGTTATAGAGACGACGGTCAATTATCTAGACGAGAACGGAGAAGTAGCTACTCCCGCTTATTCAGCATCGTTACCGGCGTATGCATCTGGTTCGAATAGTGGATCATTCGGTGGATCGTTCTCCGGTGGTAGTGATGGAACAGTACAACATCCGAAGAACTTTTACCATAACATAACAGATACTAACTCTCAAGGGCTCAATTTAAACGTTGCTGCTAAGGGAAAGACTTCTTATGAAGACGCTATAAATCTCATAGGAAATCCGGATGAGTTTGATATCAACTTGGTAATGATGCCAGGCGTAGTAGATGCCGGAACAGGAGGAGGAAGCTTGATAGGTAAAGCTATAAGCATGTGCGAAAACAGAGGCGATTGTTTCCTCATAGCCGATCCAACATTTTACGGTGCTACGATAGGAACAGCTACAGGTGAAGCGGAGTCTAGAGATTCTAGTTACGCTGCGATGTATTACCCATGGGTTCAGATTGCTAACGCAGAACTCAATGAAAACGTTTTTGTACCACCTTCAGTTGCGATGGCAGGAATCTACGCGTTCAACGATAAAGTCGCGCATCCATGGTTTGCTCCAGCAGGTCTGAATCGCGGAATCATAGATATGGCAGTCCAAGCAGAGAGAAAATTAATTCATGGACATAGAGACGAGTTATACGAATCGAATGTCAATCCTATAGCTACATTTCCTGGTCAAGGCGTCTGCGTATGGGGTCAAAAGACTCTTCAGAAGAAAGCGACCTCATTAGATAGAGTTAACGTGCGAAGGTTGTTGATTAAGCTTAAGAAGTTCTTTGCCAGTACTGCACGGTTCTTGGTCTTCGAACAGAATGACGCGAAGACTAGAAATAGATTCTTAAATATCGTGAATCCATTTATGGAGCAAGTCCAATCTAATTCTGGAGTCGAGGTGTTCAGAGTGGTAATGGACGATACGAACAACACACCAGATATCATAGATAGAAATATATTGTATGGACAGATATTCATTCAGCCCACGCGGTCTGCAGAATTCATCGTACTCGATTTCACTGTTCAGCCTACAGGCGCGACATTTCCTGAGTAATTTTTAGATGAAGAGATCTGAGAGCTTGCAATTATGGGCTATTTTTTATGCAAATATCATATTTATATATGACTTATGTAGTAATAACTTTAATAATATATTCGGAGAAAAATAATGGCTGAACTAGTAACTGCCAACGAAATAATGTATACACCATTTGAACCTAAGTTGAAAAACAGGTACATCATGGAGTTAGATGGCATACCCGCTTATCTCGTGAAAACTGCAAATAGACCTTCTATTTCCTTTGAGGAAGTAGAGCTTAATCACATGAACGTGAAGAGATACGTAAAAGGTAAAGCTACGTGGGAGACACTAGAAGTCACACTATATGATCCTGTTGTGCCATCAGCTGCACAAGCAGTTATGGAATGGGTTCGTTTATCACATGAATCTGTAACAGGTAGAGATGGGTATTCAGATTTTTATAAGAAAGAGATAACTTTCAACGTCTTAGGTCCAGTAGGAGATAAAGTAGAAGAATGGACGCTCAAAGGTGCGTGGATTCAAGCGGCTACATTTGGAGATTTAGATTTCTCTGTGAGCGATCCAGTTGAAATTTCTGTAACTCTTAGGTATGATTACGCTATACTACAATTCTAGGTCCGATTAACAGGTTATTAATCTTTAAGAGGTTTTTTAGTATTTATAAACATTGGAGACAATATGGTTGATAAACAGAAATTCCCTAGCGAAATGATAGACCTTCCAAGTGGGGGCTCAGTATATTCTGCTGATAGTCCATTGAGAAAAGGGAAAATAGAAGTAAAATATATGACGGCTAAAGAGGAAGATATTCTTACGTCTCAAAATCTCATCAAGAAAGGTATCGTATTAGACAAATTATTAGACTCTCTTATATTGACAGAAGGCGTTAAGAGCAAACACTTAATACTGGGCGATAAGAACGCAATTTTAGTCGCTGCACGTATTTTAGCTTATGGAGCAGAGTATGAGGTAGAAGTGACAGATCCGAATACCGATGAGAAACTTAAACATGTATTTGATTTATCTGATTGTCCGTTCAAAGAGCTTCCAGAAGACGTAGATTATTCCGAGAATAATTTTGAATTTGAATTACCCATATCAAAGAACAAGGTAACGTTCCAATTACTTACAGGCGTAGAGGAATCTAAAATAGACAAAGAATTAACAGCAGTTAAGAAATTAGGATCATCTGCTGAAATAACAACGAGGCTTCGTCACGTTATTACATCCGTAAACGATGAAACTGATAAATCTACTATATCAGAGTTTGTCAATACTTTACTTTCTAGAGATTCACTCGCATTGAGACAGGAGATACTGAGAGTTGCTCCAGATGTAGAGTTAAACCAAGAAATAGATTTAGGAGGTGAGTTGGTCACGGTAGATATACCGTTGACCACTGAGTTTTTTTGGCCTACGTCCTAACGATAAAGCAACCTTACACAAAAATATCTTTTTGTTAATATATCACGGGCAAGGGTTTACGTTTTCAGACGTGTACGACATGCCCATATATCTCAGAAATTTCTATACACAGGAATTGGTCAAGACTAAAAAAGAAGAGTCTGCTGAGATGAAGAAGAGTCAGCCTAAGTCCAGTAAAATATCTAGGCCTCCGACCTTCAAATCAAAACTTTAACTATAACCTAGTTCATTTCATATTTATATACGAAGCGGTGTAAAGCCGTTTCGGAGACTAAACATGAAAAATAAAAAATCATATATGAATTCTAATGCTATATTATCGGAAGGATTTTTCGATAAATTATTCAAGCATTTCAAGATCGATAAAGACAAAAAAGATACTGTTAAATCGAGCAAGACAATGAAGAAAAAACTCAAAAATTTAAACAGTGCGGTTTCAGAATTAGAAAAAGCAGTCAATGACAGGTTTGGGGGCGATATCAACTTAGATAAATTTGAGTTAAAGGACTTTAAATAGGACAGATAAATGCCAGAAAATGATGCCATAAAAAATGATGCCATAAAAAATGATGCCATAAAAGAAGCCATAGATCTTCAGGAAAAACTAAACGGATTAATCAAAGACGCTGCTCAAGGGTGGAACGATGGCGATGCGGCTTTACAGAAACAACTTGGAGCTCATAGAAAAATAGTAAAAGAAGCACAAGAATCTGCTGAAAAGGGAGATTATTCCGTTGATAGTCTCAGAAGTATGACATCTCTGCTAAACGAAGCAGCAGATGGAAATAAAGACATCAATCAGTGGATGAATAAGCGAAACAGTATAGAAGAAGATATAATCAAAGCTAAAAAGAAAGGCAATAAGCAGGGAGTAGAAGATTTAAATGTTGAGAAAAAAGTGGCGGATGAACAGATTGCATATTTGAACGCTCAGAGAGCTCGAGAGGCTAGAGCGAAGGCGTTAAATAAGTTGACGTTTGGGCTTTATGGAAAAATAAAAGAGGCTAAAAAGGCGTGGAAGGAAATGGACTCGTCAACGAAGCGTAAAGTCGTAGCTTGGGGAATGTTGACTGGTCTAATAGGAGCTGTTGTCGTAGCTTTTTCCATGTTGAAGAAACTCGCTTTTGGCTTTGCTACTGCTATAGACGAGTTAGGAGAGACTTTCGGAGTGGCCGGAGTTCGATCGGGTCAGTTACAATCTAATTTACTCGAAGGTCGTGAGAATGCTGTAGCGTTAGGAAAAGGATTGGGTGACGTCACGAGCGTGATGAACACTCTAACATCTGAATTCGGACTTTCTGCGATTGCTAGTTCTAGAATGGCGGATAACATATTGGATTCGGCTATGGCGATGGGATTGTCTACTGATGAAGGTGCTAAACTGTTTGGTACTCTAATGTCTATAGGTAATATGTCTCAAGAACAGGCGGAGAGGCTCGCGGAATCTACGTATAATTTAGCGGAAGCAAACGATGTGGCTCCTCAGGCCGTCATGAAGGACATAGCGGAGAACACGGAGGTATTTGCTAAGTTTTCGAAAGACTCCGGAAAGAACATAATGAAGACCGCGATCCAAGCCAAGAAATTAGGTATATCTCTGGGAGATGTAGCAGGAATAGCAGAAGGACTGTTAGATGTCGAGAGCTCGCTTACAGCAGAGATGGAAGCTTCGATGATGATCGGCAGACAGATAAACTTTTCTAGAGCTAGACAGCTGGCTTTGGAAGGCGACATGTCGGGTATGATGAACGAAGTTTTAGATCAATTGGGTGGAGAGGCAGAATGGAACGAGTTGAACATACTTCAACGACAATCTATGGCTAAGGCTCTCGGAACAGACGTGGCCACAATGGGGAAACTGGTCGGCGAACAAGCAAATTTGGCCGATGCCGCCGGCGATACAGAGATGGATTTGAAAGCTAAAGACTCTATGTCGGCACTGACGTCGCTTGGAAACGAAATCAAAAAGATAGGACTCAGCATACAACAATCCATAGGTGGATCGATCACGGAGGTTGTGAAAAGTTTTAAAACTTGGTTAGAAGATGCAGGCGGAATAGAGAAGATACAAGCTTTGGCTAAGAAATTCGGCGATACTATTGCAGGGTGGATAACGAAGTTTCAGACTCTGTTCGATGAGCAAGAAGACGGCACGACAAAGATGGATACTTGGTGGAATAATATTGTGAAAGTTTTAACTAATTTACCTAGCATATTAGTAGATATTACTGTGGCATTCGCCGGAATAAAGTTGGCAATATGGGCGATAAATCTAGCTATGGCTTCGAATCCAGTGGGAGCCATAATAGTCGGAGTTTTAGCTTTAGGAGCGGCCATTTTTTTAATAGCAAAACACTGGGATTTTGTTAAAGCAAAACTTAAACAGTTTTTCTCGTATTTATGGGGCAGACTTAAAATGATTCCGCAAATAATTTTTGACAGTTTTACTAAACCTTTTGAGGATGGATTTAGTGCAATTACAGATTTATTTTCAGGGGAGATCGGCATACTAGAGGCTTTTAAACGAATAGGTGGAGCTATATTTGATTTGTTTACGACTAAATTCAGAATGATAATGAATCTCATCGGAAATCTGTTTGGCGTGGAAAATCTAGGAGAACTGATAATTCAACCCATTAAGGACTTGTTCGGAACAGTTGTAGACTGGATTGCGGATAAATTTACGAATCTGAAAGATCGTATCGGTGAGATCTTTTCTGGTCTAGGTCCGATGTTGAGCGGTATGATTAAGGCTCCTTTTAATTTATTGATTAGTGGAATGAATTCGGCTATTGGTTTAATAAATTCTATGAATATTACTGTACCAGACTGGGTTTACGGAATAGGCGGCCAATCATGGGGAATGAATATAACTCCAATACCACATTTACAGACTGGTGGAGAAGTAAAAGAGACCGGTCTAGCAGTCGTTCACAAAGGTGAAGTGTTCTCCGGAGAAGGCGGATTGAATATAGCTCCGGTTGTCGGAGCCATATCGGAACTGAAAACAGAAATGGTACAGCTGAGGACCGAGATGAATAGTTACCTTGGAGCCGGAGGTATAACGTCTAGGCAGATAGGTCGTCATACGGTCAGCGGATTTCAAGAAGCCATTTTGGGAAGTTAAGAGATGTACTATGGGACTTGAGAATTTAAAGAGCGCATACAGTAACATAGAACCGTTTAATAGAAAGGACATAAGAGGCAACGATAGTTCTTTTGATAACATAGAACCGTTTAATAGAAAGGACATAAGAGGCAACGATAGTTCTTTTGACGATCTCGTACCGTACGATAAAATAGAGTTGACTAGTCTGACCAGTGTTCTCAATGTTAGAGACGTGGATGTAGATATACAATCATTGACGGCTAAAAAGTTAGGTATAGGAGATTTAAAGTTCGATACTCTTTATAATAGCGATCACACGAGTAAGACAGACGATAGGTTGAACATAAGATTCGGAGATTGGGGGTACAGGACTTCGCAATTTAATATAAAAGAACCGTACTATGTCACGTCCATAAAGAAAGACGGAGACAAGAGACTGAAAGAGAGCGCTTTGGCCACGTATGACATTCACATAGGACCTATCATGAGGTCTATAGGGTTTATGTCTTCGAATGCCGGTATAAGCTCAATGTTGTACAGAGGAATCAATCAGTATTTCAATAGGAGAACCAATAGAATATTTAATCCATTAGATTGGATTCCCATAGACATAACGGGTGAAGTGGGCGGCATAGGAATAGATGTAGAATCCATAATGGAAGAGTTCAGTCCTGTAGATTTTCGTTTCGGTCCAGGAACAAAGTATACTGATACTGTGTTTGAGTTTGGTGGAACAGAACCTACATCTATAAAAGCTGAATTATTAACGTTTCCTAATATAAGTTCTAATAAAATACCCCTTACACCGTTTTCTGGTGGAGTGGCTTTTCAAGTTTTAGGTAAAAACGCTTCAAAACTTGCCGGTCGTACAATGTTAGATTTTACAAATGTTGCTCCAAATGTTCCTACGAGTATTTTAGATATATTCGGAAGCTTTTCTAAGATTAAACTGTTTGAAGCACCTAAAATTGAAGATGCTGGTCCAGCTGGCGGATTTGGAAAATTAGGCGATCTTTCGAAAGTGAGATCGTTTGACTTGTCCTGGCATACAAGTAAGAGAATGCCGCCTCCTAAATTAGGTGAAGAAACTCCTACAAAACAAACACAACAGATAGGTCCATATAGTACTATACACGATCCTATTGCTGTTCCACTTACGACACATAACAAATACACCGAAGACTATATTCCTGGATATCCGGCAAAATTAGGTACAGGAGATCCGTTTACGACACTGCCAATTAGTGATTATGATCCACATAATAGAGGAGCAGAACTTGGTGAAGTAGAAAAAGAAGAATATGGAATGCCATTTTATTTCAAAGATCTTCGTGATGATTCTTATATCATTTTTAGAGCGTACATAACAGGACTAACAGAGGACGTGGCTCCATCTTGGAGTCCAGAGAATTACATAGGGAGAAGTTCTCCGGTTTATGTATACGAAAGAGCCGAGAGGACGATCAATTATACTCTAGATTTATTTGCTCACACCGAAGGAGAATTAGAGAGCATATATCAAAAATTAAACAGATTGACATCGATGTGTTATCCGGAGTATAAACGAGATACTACGTTTCCAGAGGAAGGAAAAATTAGAATGAAGCCCCCGCTGGTCAGATTTAGGATGGGAGAGTTATTTGGCGGTCCTAAGAAAGAATTACTCGGATTTATATCTAGCTTGTCTTATGTGTATCCGGATACGTCGACGTGGGAAACGAAGAAAGGGCGTAGAATTCCAAAACATGTACAGTCTTCTATATCGTTTACTGTCATACACGAAGAGGTTCCGAGTTTAGATTTTGCTAGAGAAAAATCAGGTATAGATGGAGTGACTAATGTGAGCTCTTTTTACGGAACAATATTGTCTGATGGAGGAGTCGGAAGAGCATGAGCAGATACGATAATACGAGTAGAAACGCTATAGATATGTCTTCGAGGTATTCGAATAGGTCTGGAAGAGTTTCTAAATACAATACCACTATTTATAAACAAGTAGAAGAGCGTAATTCTGATATATATGTGACTACCCAGTCTGGAGACAGATTAGATCTCTTGGCAGAAAAGTATTATGGGGACTCTTCTCTATGGTGGTTCATAGGGAGAGTGAACAACATATCTACATTAAATTTAGAAGGTGGATTATTATTGAGAATTCCAGCTTCAGCAGTAGATGCCAGTAACGAATAGTAGGTTTTAATATGGCATTCGATATGAATCGAGTCATCTTCGGTGAACCGATATCAGAAGAGGTTCAAGACAGGCTGAGGGCTAGACAAGAGTTAGCAACTAAACCGGATGTCGGCGAATCTGTTATATCCAAAATAAATAGCGATTTTATCGAAGGTCAAGGTGCGGGTCAAAAAGCCTTTGCAGATATGTCTTCTAGGGTTCCTTTCGCGCGCATGTGGACTGCAGTAAAGGCGATCCAATCGACTCCAGACGGGGGGGATTCTCCTACTTTGTATGATACACGAGAATTAGCTGCAGCTAAAATAAAACAATCAGACAGTGGACAATTTTTAAAGAAAGATGGAAATAAATATAAGGTATTTAATGTAGAATCAGTAAGCGATACCAAGGTATATCAGATTGGGAGTCACGTTTTGAGTCGGACATCGACGGTACCGACTGATTCAAAGACTCTAGGGACGACAGATATACAACAGACAGATGTGTTCCCATCGGAGTTTCAGTCTAATCAGAATGAGTTTTTTGCTCCACAAGCAGGTATAACTTCTGTTTCTTCTGAGACCATGGGCCTAGGATTCATGAAAAAGACGACGGTAAATTTCACTGTTTATAATTTTCATGATTTTGATAAGATATTTAGCAGATATTTCTTGAGACCTGGCGCCGGTATGTTTGTCGATTTTGGTTGGAGTACGTCTGAATTATACGATCCTAATACAATATTGGAAAAAAATACACTTGAAGGCGTGAGAGAGAAGTTGTATGATGGTAAAAGAGGTATCGTTACAAAGATGAAAGGAGATCTAGAGGTCATCTACGGATCTGTCGTGAATTACGATTCTAAGGTGACGAGTACTGGAGCGTTCGAGTGTTCAGTCGAATTATTGTCTCAAAACGCTGCTCTTTTGGCTCCAGAGATAGATGACGATATGAAGACTAAACTCAAAAAAGGATTAGATATATCTGTTTTGAATTATTTATATACTGTTTTGGCCCATGGGACTAGTCCTCGTAGAACTGGTTTTACTGCAAAGACTTTAGCGGAGTACGAAGATCAGATAGGAGCTGAAATTGCTCAAGCTTCCGGGCCCGGCAGTTCACATGTTTTATCAGATGACAGTGTATTCTATGGCGTATATTATGCGGAAGACGGAGACGAGAAAGCGTTATTCGTATCCTATGGGTTTTTCGAAGACGAATTACTAAATGGTGAATTTGCTTTAGGAGATAAAAAGAGTTATCGTGTAGGTT